CACACCCCCAACCAAATTTAGCTAATTCTAAAGAGGGTTCACATAACCCAAATACAATACAGGTTTGTACTGAAAAGAAGGTTAACATAATAATGCCTGCAATTGCTAAGGAAATTTTAGCATTAAGTGATATGCCATCTAAAGCACTCATTTTTTATAATTCGGATTTTCTAAATCCGCATTTACCAAAGAACCATTTAGAAGGACAAAAACCTGTCCATACTCCAACGTTCAACATGAATGTTACAAAAATCACTACACCCCAAGATTGTATAAAATATCCTGTAAGTAATACAAGTGACATTAAAAGATACACCATACGTGTATCAGTAATACTATTTAATAATTGTTTCATATTCTATCGCCTTTATGTTTATCGATTTTATCTAAAATAATGTTTAATAACTCATTTTTGATAAAACCTGCCATTGAAGCATTCTTAAGAGCTGACATAAGTTGAAATACAATAAATGGGGTAATAACTGTTTCACTTAACCAACTTGTACCAGCAAAACCTTTTTCAATCATTAATATAGCTGTAAGGATTATCTCCCAAGTTGCTATTGATTTTAATACTTTAAGAGCTTTATATGTTTTAAATCCTTCTCTTTTAATTCCGGCTATTACACCAAAGAATCCATCTAATAAAAGCACAGCAGCAACTGCTAAATACTGTTCTGCATTGTCCATTGTTAATTCCATAAAATAGGAACAAATAAATCCTATTGATGCTGCTCCAGCTACTGTTACTTTCATGTATGTTGATTTGATCATCTTTAGTGTAGGGTTATAGTTTGTATAAAAGCAACTTTAATACGAATCCATAATCTTTGTTTCCAAGATAATGATTTAAATTCTTCTGTTTTATAAATATCTTCTAACTCTTTCATTACAAACTTACTAACATATCCATCAACTCTTGTTGTGGGAACATATCAGTTTTATCTTTTCTAGTGTTAGTATGAGTCCAAAGACCTTTTATTCTTCCGTAATATGCATCTTCGTTCCATTCAAACGCCCCAACACCTTTTTCTTTAATTAAAGCCGGTAAACCAGCTCTCACATCAATGCTATCTCTTTCAGCAATAAATAAAATCCATTTATGTAAAGCCTCAATTTGAGCATCAGAATATCTGTGCCAGTGTTTATATCCTCTAAATTCTTTATCTAATTCTACAATTTGTGATTCATGGGCTGTAGTACCTGCATATGTTTTACCGTCTTTAAGATAACCAAAATTATTTACTTCTATACCCACCGAATGAGTGTGCATATGTTGGGATCCATTCTTTCCTAAATGCCATCCATAAGCACCTTCAGGGAATGCTTGAACCATTTTCCCATCATACTTGGTATCGTTACCTTTAATTGATTGACCACCTAATACAAATTCGGTTGCTACTGCACCTCTATTATCTCTACCCCAATGATCAATTGTTTTAAATGGGTTATGCCAACCTGCAGTGTGGTGTAAAAAAACATATTCTTTATTAGTTGGACCTGATTTATATTCACCTAATGGTAAGAAATGTTTTTCAATTATTAAACCATTTTCTGTAGTATAAATTTGCTCTGAGGCATCTGTAGTAGCTAATCCCATAGCATCCCATGTAGCAGGACCCACAATACCATCAGCCATTAAATTATTTGAGGATTGCCAGTTAAAAACGGTGTTATGAGTACCTTTACCGAAGATGCCATCAGCACTTATTTCTAAAAATTCTTGAAGTTCTTTTACTTCTTTCCCCCTAGAACCAATTTTTAATATCATTATTCTTCTGTTTTTTTATCTTTTTTATCAAATATTTTGGTAAGACCATCTATACCAAATGAACCTAACGTAATAATTACGAATGAGTTATAAATAAATTCTTGTACTGGGAGATCTTTTCCTAAAAATCCGGTTACGATATCGGCTGTTGCAAACAATGCCATCACTGCGAATGAGGCAAAACCAACTACATTTTTTTCATTTATGTCGTTGCTGTCTTTAAATATACTTTTAAATGCCATAATTTTGTTTTTTACAAATTTCATCATAAGAGAACTATTTAATAAAACGTTTGATTATAAATACAAAAAAAGGGGTGCTTATGCACCCCCTTTAAAGAATAGATTATGGTTTTTTAACTATTTGCTAAGTAAACCTTTTACCCAAGATTTTGCTAAATCCCAGTTACGTGTAGCAAATACACCAAATGCAAATCCAGCGTAGATTTTATAACCAAACGCCCATAAGATTAAACCTGCAATAAGTCCTAAAACTCCTTCAATGCCATTAGCTACGATCCAATCTTTAACAATTGTAAAGATTTTTTTAATAAAATTTAATACATTTTTCATAATAATTTATTTTGTGTGTGTTTATAAATATTCAAGACATGCTTATCCATCACAGGACAAACAATCTTCACTTGTTCTAGATCCTAAATCTCCTTTAATTACTGAATCTGTTCTTAAGTAATATAAGGTTTTAATTCCTAGTTTCCAGGCTTCCATATGCACTTGATTAATCCATCTAGGAGAATCTGTTGGGTCAAAAGCAACATTTAAAGATTGGGTTTGGTCAATATATTTTTGGCGTATTGCAGCCTGTTGGATTAGTGCTAATTGATTAATTTCGGGGAATGTTAAAAATATTTCTTTTTCGTCATCTGTTAAAATATCACTTGATAAGTTAGCTACAGAACCATTATCAGCTAAAATCTGATCCCAAATTTTGTTTTGGTTTTTACCTTTCTCATCTAACAGCTTTTCTAATTCTGGGTTCTTTACAATAAATGTTCCTTTAGCACCATTAAATACGTAAACGTTTGCTGGTTGGGGTTCAATACCTGCAGAACATGAGTTAATTCTAGAATTAGATACTGTAGGGGCGATTGCCATTACGTGGGTATTTCTCATTCCTGTACCCTTACACCATAAAGGTTCTCCATATTCTAAAGCCATTTGACGGGATGCGGCTTCAGCTTTTTGTCTAATATCACTGAAGATTGTGTGAGTCCAAGCTGTTGAAGCTAATGAATTAAATGGTAGACCTTTTTGTTGGAGGAATGTATGCCACCCCATAACACCTAAACCTAATGCTCTACCTTTTTTAGCATGTCTATGAGAACGAACCATTGAATCTTTACCATTAGTTTTAACAATAAATTCTTCCATTACACCATCTAAAAAGTAGGTAGCTATTTCAACTACATCTGTATTTTTCCACTCATCATACTTTGCTAAATTTAAAGAAGATAAACAACAAATAAATGAATGTTCTTCATCTGTATGTAAAGTAATTTCAGAGCAAATATTAGTCATTGTAACATCTAAATTATTCATTCTGTATGCTAAAGGGTTATCTTTATTAACATTATCCTTAAACATAATGTATGGTTCTCCCGTTTCTACACGTGATTTAAGTATTTCAAGCCACAACGACATAGCCTCGCTGTCTCGATCCTGTAGGCGCTTCATAAACGCATCATCTACTATTACGGCTTGATGTAAGTTTAAACATTGTCTATTAGGATCACCTTTAGGGCGTCGAATTTGTAAAAATTCTTTAATATCTTTATGATTAATATCTAAGTTTACTGATGCTGCTCCTCTTCGGACTGAACCTTGATTTGTTGCAACAATGGTTGAATCATAAATTTTAGCCCAAGGTACAATACCTTCAGATTTTCCATTTCCCGTTATACTTTCTCCTCTTCCTCTAATTCTACTAAGGGATATTCCCACGCCTCCCCCATAGGAAGTAAGTCGCATAAGCTCTGCGTTAGTGAGTCCAA